GCTCTTGAGTTCAAGCAGCCCGCTGGCCGCTACTCTCCCCTCCAGTTCCAGATCGCTCAGTACACTCGTCCGTGGGTGCAGCCGACCGACCTTGACATCGCGGTTCCGTTCGACACCTTCGACGAATTGAAGTCCATCGCCGATCCGAAAGCGGCCATTAGCATGTCTGTGGTTGCTGCGGCGAACCGCTTCTATGACGATCTCATCATCAATGCCTTTGCCGGTACGACCCAGCGTGGTCAGGACGCGCAGACCCTTACGGGCGAGACGTTCCCCACTACGGTCAGCACGACTACCAGCGCCTCGGCCCCTTATGTTGGCTTCCTGGTGGCTGATACGTTCGGTGCCGGTGCCAGCGTTGGCATGACCTTCAACAAAATCCGTGAAGCCCAGCGCGTTCTTCGTCACTACGAAAACAACCTTGCAGCGGAGAAGCCGACCCTGGTGGTTGGTTCGCAGCAGATTTCTGATTTGCTCGGCCAGGTCGAAGTCATCGACAAGTCGTACAATGACAATGCGGTTGTCGAGAACGGCGAAGTCACTAGCATCCTCGGGACGATGATCGTATCGAGCGAGCGATTGAACACCAGTTCCAGCAATACGCTGCGCAACTGTTTCATGTTCGTCCGCAGTGGTATGCATCTCGGCATCTGGAAGGATATGTCCACCCGGATCGACAACCGGCAGGATTTGTCCTCGCAGCCCTGGCAGTTGTACTCGATGATCTCCGCTGGTGCATGTCGCACCCAGCTTGGCAAGGTCATCCAGATCAATTGCGCCGACACCACCGGCTCCGACATCACTCCGTAATCGCTGGTCTGAAAGGAAGATATTTCTATGGCACAGCAAACTGCTCCGACGAGCGCTCTTTATAGCGTCACCGTCGCGGGTCTCGATCCTAACCAGAACTCGGGCTTTGTTACTCGTCCGACCGCTGGGCAGGGTGGCGCTGGCAGGCTTGTGGTTGCAACGGGCACGGTCCTGTTTGCAGCCACCACGGCCACCACTGTCGCGACCCGTATGGTTCGTATTCCCTCTAATGCTATCGTGAAGTCGGTCGCCTTTGCGCTCGACCTCGCTGGTGGTACGGCGACCACGCTGACTGGCGCAACCGGCCTGTTGTTCTCGGACAACTCTCTGGACGGCACTAGCATCATCAATGCTGGTTCGCTCACCCCCTACTCGTCCTCGTTCTTCACGGCGACGACTGCGATGGCTGGTTACACGACTAGCTTCACCAACGTCACGTACCTGAACTCTGCTGGCAACTCGGCCACGGACGGCTACAATGTTCCCTCCTCTAGCACTCTGCCGATCTGGCTGGCTGTTACGCAGGGCGGACCTGGGCCGCTACAGACGCCTGGCGCTTGGGCGGGCACTGGCGCAACCTCGCTCACCACTTCGCCCTCCTACCATGTTGGCGTCGATCCGGGCGGGTTCTTCGACGTGTTCTTCCAGCCGACTACGACGACCAACCTTTCGGCTGCGATGAACTTCACCTGCGAAGTCACCTACGTAACTACGTAAGATGGCTGACACCTATCAATCTATGGTGATGGGCGCAGAGCTTGTAGCTGGCAGTGGGGGTATCTCCACTGTCAACTCAACTCTTGCAACCCTAGTCGCCGATGGTGCCAGTCCTACGCAGGCCCATGTCACTGCGGTCGCCAACGCTGTTCTAGCCTTCCAAGGTGGGGCTCTCACCCCGCACGCGGCAGTCTTCCTCAACGTTGACACCACCCAAGTTCCCACGGCTTCCGTGCTCCGGGGTATCCTGTTGCAGATGGTGAGCCGCATGACCAACGGAGGGTTATCCCCCTAATGGCGCAGGTCAATTATTTCTTTTCGACTATCGTTCCGGCTGGTGGGGATCGTGCCTACACGGCTGCGAACTCTGCCACCCTTGGTGACTTGAACCAGGGTACATCCACTAACCTGGCGGACGCATTTGAGTTTCGTGTCAGCACCGGGGTCACTGGTTACACCAACCCCACCAAGCGCGATATCATCAACTTCCTGCGCCTCGTGGAGCGGTGGGTTCTCGACCAAGGGGGCTCGTCTACTAACTCGGGCCAGGGTCTCGATTACCTGATTACCGCTACCAGCGGCACAGTCG